GTGCAGGTGGTGGTGGCGGAGGCGGCGGCGGCACAACCGTTGTCCAGCAGACCGTTGTCGCGCCGACTCGGACGCCAGTTCGTGACCCTGACACGCTGGCCTCGAAGCAATATGCGACGTTCGTCGATCTGCTTAGCGAAGGCGAGATCGAAGGTTTCCCGTCGGCCGCGGCCTACACGCGCGGGACTGATGACTACAACCGAGCGTTGCTGAAGGATGTATTTCTGAACGGCACGCAGATCCTGCGGCAAGGCGCTGATGCGACCAATCCGCAATCAGCCGACTACAACTTCCAGAACGTCACGCTGCAGGCAAGGTATGGCACGCAGGCGCAGACATACATCCCTGGCTTCTCCGATATTGAAAGCGAAAGCAGTGTTCAGGTAAAGGTTGAGCAAGCCACGCCGATCACGCGCACAATCACCGACACCACCGTCGACGCTGTTCGGGTCACCATCACGGTGCCGCGGCTTGAGCAATACACCGACGAGGGTGATGTTCGTGGCACCAGCATCAACCTCCAGATCCGCGTTCAATACAACGGTGGCGGCTACACCACCGTGATCGATGACACGATCGCCGGCCGCACCGCTGATCAATATCAGAAGGACTACAAGATCAGCTTCACCGGCTCCTTCCCGGTTGATGTGCGGGTGGTGCGCATCACGGCCGATAGCGTCGACACCAACCTGCTGAACGACTTCTACTGGTCGAGCTATACCGAGATCACTGAGCAGAAGCTGCGCTATCCCAACAGCGCCTTGGTCGCGATGCGCCTCGATGCTGAGCAGTTCAGCAGCATCCCCAGCCGCACCTATCGCGTCCGCGGGATGAAGGTGCAGATCCCGAGCAATGGGACTGTAAATCAGACCATCGGCGCCATCAGCTATGCCGGCGCATGGGATGGCACCTTCGGCGCTGCGGTCTGGACTTCAGATCCAGCTTGGATCCTCTACGCACTGCTCACGAATACCCGCTGGGGGCTAGGCGATCACATCGCCGCCAGCCAGCTCGACAAGTTCGCCTTCTATTCCGCCAGTCAGTACGCATCGGCCAGCGTCGACGATGGCTTCGGAGGCACCGAGCCGCGCTTCTCCTGCAATGCCCTGATCCAGAACCAAGAGGAGGCTTACAAGCTGATCAACGATCTGTGCTCCGTGATGCGGGTGATGCCGTACTGGAGCACTGGCAGCCTGACCATCAGCCAAGACAAGCCGACCGATGCCAGCTACCTATTCACGCTGGCCAATGTCAGTGCTGATGGCTTCACCTACACCGGCTCGGATCTGAAGACCAGGCACACGGTCGCGATCATCAGCTACCTCGATCTCGAGACTCAGGACATTGCCTACGAGGTGGTGGAGGACAAGGAAGCCATCGCGAAGTATGGCGTGATCACCACCAACATCAAGGCCTTCGCCTGCACCAGCCGCGGTCAGGCTGCCCGCCTTGGTGAGTGGCTGCTCTATACCGAGCAGTACGAAACCGAGGTGGTCTCCTTCAAGACCTCCGTGGACGCTGGTGTTCTCGTCAGACCAGGACAGGTAATCGAGATCGCCGATCCGGTGAAGGCTGGCGTGCGCCGCGGTGGCCGGATCGCAGCAGCCACCACCACCGTCATCACGGTCGACGACACCGCCGAGACTGATCTGGTCACCACCGGCAGCGCGACGCTATCGGTGATCCTGCCTGACGGCACCGTCGAGACCAAGGCGATCAGCAGTATCGCCGGCGCGAACATCACCGTCGCTTCAGCATTCAGCACTGCACCGAACGCAAACAGCATCTGGGTGCTGAGCAACAGCAACGTCGAGACCAGCACCTGGCGCGTATTGACGATCAGCGAGATCGATCGCGTTCAGTACGAAGTGACCGCGATCGCGTACAACGCCAGCAAATACAACTATGTCGAGCGTGGCTTCAAGCTGCAGACGCGCGACATCACGCAGCTCAACGAACCGCGGCCAGCGCCGACGAACCTATCGGCCAGCGAGACCATCTACGAAAGCAACGGCCAAGTGCGCGTGAAGCTCATCGTGAGTTGGACCGCAGTCGTTGGCGTCTCGGAGTATCAGGTGCAATGGCGCCCGGTGAATGGCAACTGGACGACGGTCAGCGTGCCGCGCACTGATTACGAAATCCTCGACACCACTGCGCAGACCTACGAGATTCGGGTCTATAGCCTCAACGGTGCGCGCACTCCAAGCACCTCGCCTGCATCGTTGAGTTTCGCAGCGGTTGGCAAAACCGCAGTGCCGGGCAATGTGCAGAACCTCACCTTCGAGGCGATCAGTGCCAACTCCGGCCGCCTGCGGTGGAATCCAACCGTTGATCTCGACGTGAAGATCGGTGGTCGGGTCCACATCCGACATAGCAACCTGACCGATGGCACCGCTACCTGGGCGAACAGCGTCGACCTAGTGGAGGCCAAGGCCGGTAGCGCCACCGAGGCGATCATCCCGCTGGTGGAAGGCGAGGTGCTGGTCAAGTTCGAGGACGATGGCGGCCGCCAGTCAGCAACCGAGACGAGCGTGATCGTGGACCTGCCCGACACGCTGGGCAATCTGCTGGTGCAGTCACGCCGCGAAGATGCCGACACGCCACCCTTCCAAGGCAGCAAAACCGACGTGTTCTACAGCGAGGAATATGACGCGCTGACGCTGGATGGCACCTCTCTATTTGATGCGATCACGGATGTGGATGCACTTGTCACGTTTGACGTGATGGGAAATGTAACCAGCAGTGGAACCTATGAGTTCTTAAACACCCTTGATCTGGGCTCCGCCTACAGCCTCGACCTAAAGCGCTTCTTCGTCACCCGTGCCTATTTCCCATCGGATCTGATCGATAGCCGCACCGGAGAGGTGGATAGCTGGGACGATTGGGATGGTGCGGCAGCGGCTGGCGTTAATGCCAAGCTCTACCTGCGCAGCACCAGCGACAATCCCAGCGGCACGCCCACATGGTCGAGCTGGCAGGAGTTCGTGAACGGAACCTTTAAGGGGCGCGGCTTCCAGTTCAAGGCCGAGCTGACCAGCAACGACATTGCGCAGAACATCCTGATCGATGAGCTGGGTTATGAGGCCACCTTCCAGCGGCGACAGGAGCAGAGCGTGGGCAGCATCGCTAGCGGAGCTGGCGCCAAGGCCGTCACGTTCGACAAGCCGTTCTTCACCGGCACCGCTGCGCTGGGTGGCGTCAACAGCAGCCTGCCGAGCGTAGGTATAACTGCTCAGAACCTAGCCACAGGTGACTACTTCGTGGTCACTGGCGTCAGTGGCACTGGCTTCACGGTCACGTTCAATAACAGCGCAGGCACCGCCGTCGACCGGAACTTCGCATGGTCGGCCGTTGGATATGGCAAGGCGGCCTAAATCCTGCAAGAATCTAGGCATTGCCTGGAAGTCTGATGGCTCAGCACGACTATGTGATCGCTAACGGTACTGGCGCCGCCGTCCGTTCCGATATCAACAATGGCCTCGCAGCAATCGTCACCCAAAACAGCGGTGCGACCGAGCCGACTACCACCTATGCGTACATGCGCTGGGCGGATACGACCGCTGGCGTGATGAAGATGCGCAATGGCGCGAACTCGGCATGGATAACTCTTTATCAACTTGATGGCGAGTGGTCGACCATCGCCTTCGAGAATGGCACCGCCGCCGCACCATCGATCTACTTCAAGGACAGCGGCACTGACACCGGCTTCTATTCTCCCGGCGCCAATCAAGTTGGCATTTCAACGGGTGGCACGGCTCGCCTAACCATCGACTCCAACGGCAACGTTGATATTGACAGCAACACGCTCTACGTTGATGCCACCAATAACAGGGTAGGTCTGGGGACTAGTAGCCCTAGTAATACACTTCACGTGTCTGGAACGGCTGGCACACCAACAGTATTTGAGCGCACAGGTACAACCGGCGTCTTTGTCGCGCTAAAAGACTCGTCCAGCCAAACGTTTATCGGTAATACAAATGGCGTGTTTTCAATTCAGACGCCTGGAAGCAGCTACTCCGACAAGCTGGTTGTCACCTCGGCAGGCAACGTAGGGATTGGCAATAATGCGCCTGACAACACATTGTCGCTAGGTGCGGTTGGCTCCATAGACCAAGATGCGAACTCTGTTTACATAGGAAATAACTTTACGAGCACCGGCGTTAATTTCAAAAAGACAGGAAATTATGCTCAGCAGTTGATGTTTGATACTGCAACGGGCAGTTTAATTTATAAGGCAAGTGCTTCAACTGGCACTGCCGGAAATGCTATTACTTTTTCCGAGCGATTCAGGTGCGACAGTGCAGGTCGTTTTTTAGTTGGCACGTCTAGTGCTATTG